CGACGGCCTCGGGCCTGCTCAGCTGCATGACGCCGCTCGTGCTGTAACAGGTACCGCATTTGGCGATGTAATGCTCTCTGCCGTCAATCTCCGCATCCACCATGTACGCTTCCCCGCCGCAGAACGGACACGGCTTGAGTCTCAGCCCGCCCATTAGTCCTCACCACTCCCCGTAAGGGCCTTGGCTCTGCGCAGGATGTCTCGCAACATGATTGTTGAACACAGGTCTGGAATGTCGCTAGCCGGACATCCATCGCAGGTCTTGCCTACCTTGTCGTAATAGGCGCAGGTGCCGTAGGTTTTCGCGACTTTCTGAATATCCTCTTCCAGCTTTTCCCAGCTGTCGTGTTGGGCGAGGTGGAGCGCGCCGACCCAGTACAGTTTGCCGTCGTCCATGTTCTCGATGCTCCACGAGTACCCGTTGAAGTGGATGCACCCCACGATGATCGTCTCGCCTTTGTCCGTATACAGCTTCTCCGTGCTGAGCGGGATGACTTTGCCGTCGGCATCCTTAGGCGCGGGCACGCCATACGCACACGCATATCGACCGGTTTCGCGCTCGTCCGAGCTGCAAATTCCGAGAAGCTCGTCCTCAATCTCTGCGGCAATCTCCTCCGCGTCGTGGTAGGTAAGGCGGAAATCGCCGTTACCAAGGTCCAGCTGGTTCTTGATTGCTTGCCTGAAACGCTTGATACCTTTCATACGTGCTCCTTTCAGTAGTTGTTGTCATACATAGCCGGGCATTCCACGCCGGGCTCCGCTCCTCCCTAGCTGCAATTAGCCCTGCCATTGCGGAGCTTTCTCAGCGGTGCTATTCCATTGCTGTTCTTTCGGTTGTCTGAGCTGGACTTTCTTTGCAGTGCCGTCGCTTGTAAACGCTTCACCCTGCCCTGCCGCTGCCTGTCTGCGCAGAGAACTGCTATGCCTTTGCTTGGGATTGCCTTGCTTCGCCGTCGCGCTGTCACGCTTTGCTATTCCGCTGCATGTCGTGACTGTGCCAGTCCACGCTGCGCCTTGGCTGGTCGGTTCAATGCCATTCCGCTGCCCGGATTTGCGATACAGCTCCATTGCGGTTCCAGGGATGGCTTTGCCGTTGCTGAGCAACACACCGACAGGCATAGGCTTGCTTTGCCGTTGCTGAGAAAAGACGTGCTATGCCCCGGCAATGCGCGCATTGCAGTACCTTCGCTGGCCTTTTCTGTGCGTAACTCAGCCGCCCCCGCACATCTCCGCCGTACCTACGCCAGTCCGTGGTACGACTTGCCGTTGCTTTGCCGAGCGCAGCATCGCCGTTGCTAAGCCGAGTGCAGCATCGCGATGCCTATGCCGAGCTTGGCTTAGGGTTGCTGTACCTTGGCCATGAAAAGCGCTGTCTCGCTATGCCTCAGCGGTTCGTTTCCTAGCTGGTCCGTTGCTGGGCGAGGGATTGCTGTGCCTTCGCCTTGCTTCGTAAAGCTAAGCCACCGCTCGTAAACGCTTGTCCGCGCATTGCCCTGGCATGTCTAAGCTAGGCCGTTGACATGCAATGCCGTTCAAAGCTTTGCCGCTGCCCGGCCAAGGGTTGCTGTGCCAAGGCCCCGCCCCGCGCCGCTCGACCATTGCAGATCTGCGCCCTGCGGTTCCGTCGCTTGTTAATCGATGTACTCGTAACTAAAACGGCCCTTGCCGGAGTTGCGCCATTGGCCGATTCCGCGATACATGCCGTACTGGAGCCATTCGTCGATGGTCGGCCAAAGCCCGTCATCGAACGTCATGATGGTGAACTCGATGAAGCTGCCTGCCGGGATGGTCTCGGACTCGGCGAGGGCCACGCGATCACCCTGCGGCGTCTGCGCCCTGAGCGGCCTGATGCAGTGCGGGGACTCGACGCCATCGGGGGTGTGGTACGGGATCTTGCGCTGCTCGATGAAGATGTTTCCGTCAATCACCTTCTTGTAAGCCTTGAGCTTGCTTGACTTGGTCGCCTTGACGCGCCAAAGAGCGCCGCAGGAATCCTTAAAGAAGCCCTTGACCTGGTAGTCGTAGATGTATTGGGTTCCGTCCTCAAGGCGAGGGAAGACGGTGATTCCCTTCTCGTGCACCTCGTCGACGCCGACGGATGCTACCTCGTCCTCAATCGTCTTCGCGTCCGGGGACTTGCTGGCGATGTACTCGCGGTAAATGTCGGGGTTGTTCGGCGAGGTCCCGAGAACCTCCTCGGTGAAGGTGAGACGAACGCTCTTCTTTCCCATTGCTGGTGTCCTTTCGGTTGGTGACGCCGCCGTGGCGAGTCGCTGCCACGGCGGCGTTTACTAAATCTGCGTCTTGCGGCCCTCGCGCCTGATTAGGCGCATGACCTCAGCTTCAAGCCGTTGATACTTGGGGTCGTACCGGGAAACCCCAAGGCCGCTGGTGATGATCAGCTTCGGCGAATAGCCCATTGCGTACATCCGCAACACAAGCTCGCGGCCCTTGCCTGTGAGGGCTACCGACTTGCCCGTCAAAACGGTATGTCCTCGTCGTAGAGCGCGGGCTGCTGCGCCTGCGCCGGGGCCGTCGCTTGCATAGGCACCGCCGCGACGGGCTGGCCGTACTGCTGCGACATGTAATCCGCCGCCTGCTGCGGGTTCATCGCCTGCTCGCGGGGCTTCGCCATGAGGTCAACGGTGTCGACGGCGATTTCCAGCTTGCTGTGCTTCTGGCCGTCCTTCTCCCAGGTGGAGAAGCGCAGCCTTCCTTCAAGCGCGACCTTCATACCCTTCACGAGGATGCGCGAGAGGGATTCTGCACGAGATCCGAACAGCACGCAGTCAACGAAGTTCGGCCGGTCCTCCCACTCGCCGGACTGTGCGTTCTTGACGCGGTCGTTGACGGCGATTCCGAAGTGCAGAATCGGCGTCCCGCCCGTCGTCTGCCTAAGCTCCGGGTCGCGGGTGAGGTGGCCCGTGACTATTACTCGGTTGATGCTCACTGTGCCACCTCCTCCGTCGTGGACTCGACCTCAATAGCATCCGTGGTCTGGCCGAACACCTGATAGCCATCGGAATCAAGGACGATTGGCGAGGTCTCGTCATCCGCAATGGCCTTCGCGACCTCGACGGAACGCGGCAGCATCCCTCGGTTGAACGCGCGGCGAAGAACGGTCTTCTCGGCCATGGCCTCGTAGTCGGTTTTCCAAGGTCCGAAGTCGCCGGACTTGGAACGCGCCCTGATCTTCTCGATTTCCTTCTTGCTCATTTGCAGGAAGACCAGCCCGCCGTCCTTGAGGTTCGCGGAGAGGTAGACCAGATGCAGCTTGTCCGCGTCGTGGCTCGCGTCGAGGTCGGGGCGGTAGCTGAAATGGATGCCGCTCTCGTCCTCCCAGTAGTCGAACTTGTCACCCTCGTAGACGCACTGGGTTCTGAGCGACTTGACGAGCTGGCTGCGCTGAACAAGCTCGACCATGCCGTTCTTGCCGAGGATGAACTGCGCCTCCATCGAGCCCGTCTTGCGGTTCTTGTACGGGAGGATGTAGGCGCGGCCCATCCCGTCCACCGCGCTAGGCTCAAGGCCGAGACTTGCGCAGCGCAGGCAGCAAGACAGGATGGACGGAACGCTGCACTCGGCGAGCTTAGGGGTCTGTTTGTAGGCCGAGATTGCCATCTGGGCAAGGCGCTCAGCCTTGAAGCCCTTCGGCATTACCGCCTGGAACTTGGGGCTTACCTTCTTGACGAGGTCCGCGAACGTCGCGGGCTTGCCCTGCTGAATCTCCTGCTGGGCCTTAGCGATTACGCCCATTGGCTACTCCTTTCGTGGCTTGAAGACGATTCCGCCGTCTCGGACGGCCATCTTCGAGTACTGGTCTGCAAGGTCGGGGTGGTCGGCCTCGAACGCCTTCTTGTCGAACTGATTGACGGTGTACCTGCGCCACGAGAACTTGCCCGCGGCGCACTCCAAGGCTGCGTTCTGCCCGATCTCCTTTTTCAGTCGGTTCGAAGCGTCCTTGAACGCTTCATCCGCCTGGGACTTGGCGTACTTGGCGCTGATGTAGTCGGCCATCGCCTGCGACATGTCGACAAATGGGACCTCCTTGCCGCCCATGCCGCTGACGGCGAATACCGCCGCGCCGTCATCCCTCGCGCCCGTTATCTCGGGCGGCTCGCCCTTCAAGATGTGATCGCACCAGAAGGCGTCAACTGCCCCGACAACCGCTGCCTCGTCCTCCGCGTCGCGCATGATGCGGTACTCGCGGTAATCTGAGCCGCCGATAAGCACGGCCACGTCCGCAAAGGGCCTTCCAGTGACGCTGAGGTAGTGGACCACCTGCGTCTGGTAGTAGACGGGCACGCCGTCTTCCCAGTCCTTAGCCCTCATCGCGCCCGCCGTCTTGATCTCGAGGACGCCCCAGCCGAGAACCGGGTCCTTGACCTCGTAGTCAAGAGAAGCCTGCGCCCACGGTCGCTTGAGGTTGCGGCAAACCGCGTTCACGCGCCTTACCTCGCGGGCCTGGTGGTTCTCCGCATACTCGCCGCCGACGATGGGTTCGAGGATGTTGCCCCAGTGGACTGCCGGTTTGTCCGAAATGTCCTCAGGCTGGTAAAGGCCCGTCTTCTCCGCCCACACCGAATAGGCCGAGCGGAAGGCCGAAAGGCCCATGATGGCGGCCACGTCTGAGCCGCCGATTCCCTTCTTACGCAGGTCAAGCCATGCGTCGCGGTCATCCTCCGGCGTTCGGATAAGCTCAAACACGGTGCCCTCACCCTTGATTGCCATCGGTGCCACCTCCGTTCACTAGCTTTATCAGGCGCACGAACTCCGCCATGGTCATAGATACGTGCTGGTCTTGCGCCTTGCCCTTGCCGTAGCGCTTCCAAACGACAACGCCGACGCACGCGCCCTTGTTGTCGCGCTCGCGCTCCGCCTCGCGGTACCACTCCGGCAAGTTGTGCTGACCTCGGTATTCCTTGCACTCGATCACGACGGGCTGGCCGAGAAGCTTCACGCCGCGCACGTCTCCTAGGTCGTTCGCGCCGTTCTTGACTTGACGGTCAACGTCCTCGCCAAGCTCGTCGGCCAGGTAGTCGGCGATAAGGCGCTCAAAGGAGCTACCAGCGCACTTCGCGCTCTTCCTCGTCCTGCCCATCGTCTTCACCGTCCTCGGGCGGATCGCCGTAGATTCGGTTCTCACGCTGCTCGTCGGCGAATATCCGGGCGAGGTCCGCCGCGATCTCGTCGCTAACCCAAGTCATCGGCTGTTCTCCTCAATCCAGGCGTCGAAGTCCGCGCACGTGATGAACGTGCCGCGCTCCGAGCACTTCGGGCGGAAGAACTTGAGCCGCCCGGCGTCGTGCTCCTTCACGAGGATTTCCTGCGAGATGCCCGAGTACTTCTCGGTCTGGGCTAGCGTGTAGCACATCTTGGGCTTAAGCCCGTAGGCCATCGCGAACGCGAGCGCCCGAGAGTTGGCGGGCAACGGCTCGTTCTCGATGGACTGAATCAACGTCTCGACGGCAAGGTTCACTTGGAACCGGAAGTCCTCGAACCTGCCGTCGCTTGTGGTGGTGTCCCTCTTCTTGGTCAACGTTTCTCCTCCCTCCTTCTCATTGACTCGATGGCGTTGTGGCACTGGGCGCACAGCAGGACGAGGTTGCCTATCTCGTTCGTGCCGCCCGCCGATAGCGGTTTGATGTGGTGGACGCCGCCTGAGATGGTCTTCCACGCCCCTGTGGCGTCCATTGCGGCGATTTGCCTTCCGCACCGGGCGCAGTGGCCAAGCTGCACTGCTATGACCTGCTGTCGGGCCGCGTGGTAAGCCTTCTTGTCGTACTCGCGCCGCCACGGGTTGCTGTCAAACCGCTTGCGCTCCTGCTCCTTCGTGCGGGTGCTGCCCTTGTGCCTGGCGCGGCACCTCGGGCAGCTCTGCCCTATCGGGTAGGGCTTGCCGCACTTGGGACAGACCCTAGTCCTCATTGCGCGTTCTCCTTTGCGCCCGCTTCTTCTCTTTCTCGTAGAGCTTTTTGCACCGCTTCTCAGCGTCGGCCTGCCGCCGTATGTCCGCCTTTCGGCGCTCGTAGCAGCAGACGCACATGCCGTGCTTCGCCGCCGCCGAGTTGAGGGCGATTGTGTATGTCTGGCAGATCGGGCAGACTTCGCCTGGGCCGCGACGGCCTAGCGAAACCCCGAGACGTGAAGCCATAAGTTTCACTGACGCGGAAGTTCTTGAAAGCGCGTTTGCTATCGCTTCCGAACCTTCCGACCTGTGTTGGCGCAGGTAGGTTATCTCGTGAGTGGTCCAGCGTCGGTGCTTTTGCTCCAATGATACTGAGTGAGTATCAATAATTTCTTTCACTAACTACCTTGCACATTCCCTTGGCCGAGAGTGTGAGTTTCGGGGGCTTAGCGCAAGTACAGATGGACTCCGATTGCGGCGAGAACAAGCCCGCCCACAAACATTGGGACGCCGATGTTGATGTACTCGGTGACGAACGCGGCGAGAACACCCGGCAGAATCCCGGAGACAGTAAGACCGAGCAGCAATCCCTCAACCTTTTTTGGTATGATTATGTTCACCTCTTTTGGTAAACCCCGCTGTTTTGTCTTGGCCGACCAGTGGGGTCTTTTTATGTGACTCCCCGGCGCACCGGGGCCGTTCCGCGAGCGCACCGCGCCACTGATTGGCTTGTAATGTTTGCCTTCATCACATGTGTTTGTATGTAGCCAATCGGCAGCGTGGCACGCTCGCGCCCGAGAACCACCGCAGCCGCGTTAAGGTACGGCAACTGTGCATGGTCAGTTGATGGGGGATCCGTTACGCCACTAGAGAATGGGGGGCATTCTCCGAAGAAGGGGGCACGCCTTAGCGCAGCCGTGGCGGTTCTCGGTAGCCCTTATTGTTCGCGGAGGGCTATCCGCGCAGCCCGAAGGCTGAATTTGGTATCCGGTTCTCAAGGTACTCGCAGCGTTTGCGCTGCTTAATGGGTGTTGTGCAAGGGCTTGTGCTAAGCGAGCTGCTTAGGGCAGTAACGCTTGATGAAGTAGATCTGGCCCTTGCCCGTGACCTTCGGGGTTCGGTTGATGGTCACGTGACCGTCTGAGTGCGTTACGGCGGTTTCCTTGATGCGGAAAAGGCCGAGGTCCATTGCACGCTGGGTGGGCACGTTGCGGTTCTGCCCGACGTTGCCCAGGTAGCCGTCCTCGCGCAGCATCGCGAAGAGGCGGTTCTGCCCGACGTCGACCCCGTTCTGGCGCAGCATCTTCGCGAGCTCGCCCACGAGGCACGTGCCGTCGCTCGCGGCCACAGCGTCGGCGAAGAGCGCCTTCGGCTCGAGCTCGGCGATGCGGCTCTTCTGCCGGTCGATGGTCTGCTGGGCGAGAAGGACCGCGCGGGCCATCGTCTGCTCCGGCGTCTCGTCGCGTGCGACCATGTAACCGCCGTCGCGGCGAATGGCGGGGAGTACTTCGTGGGTGACCCAACGCTGGAAGGCGGCAATGAGCTCACGGGCTTCACCGCCCTTGACACACTTGGAACGGCGAGCCATCACGGCGCGGTAGAAACCCGCTTCGGTGATTACCGACACCGTTTGCTCTCCGCCAGGGGTACGCACAATCTGCGTACCCTTTTCGTCCTCGTCAAGAGTGCGCGTCATGTCGCTGGCCATGCGGTAGCTGAGAATGGTAGCAACGTCGCTTGCGAAAAGCACCGGCTCGCCGTCCTTGCCACGCATGGCGCGAATCTTGCCGAACTCGCCGCTCTCGAAAACCTGAATGTCGTTCATTGGTGTTACCTCCGTTCCGTGAATCGTTGTGTCCTGCTGTTACTCGATGCCGCACAGATCGTTTGGCGAACATCCAAGCGCGTCCGCAAGCTTGCAAGCCGTCTCAAGAAGTGGGCAGGTTTCCCCACGCAAGCACTTGAGAACCGTGTCGTAGGAAACTCCCGACTTCTTGGCAAGCTCTTGCGAGTTCATGTCCGCCTTTGCCATCGCTACCTTTAAGTGGTGGCTGACGGTGTTCTTAAACTCCGGCATTCCCGACACCTCCCTTCGCGACTACAAAGATTCTTTGTACGCCAATGAGCGTATACAAATCTGCTTTGTAGTGCAAGAGAGAATTACAAAAAATATTGCTACCATCACAAACGGCATTTATACTTTTACTTACTTGCTATAAAGGAGGACTCAATGGAACTCGTGCTAAAGCAGCTCAGAGAGCGTAAGGGCCTTACTCAGCAGGAAGTAGCAGATGCATTGGGCGTAAAAGTTGCCACCTATAGAACGTGGGAGCAGGGCAGTGTGAATATCACTCTTGAGAACGCACTTAGGGTTTCGAGTGTTATTGGCTGCACTCCTAACGACCTCTGCGACTGGTACGCCACACACCCGCGCGAGGAGACATCCACCTCGCCTCAGTGCGGCTCACGTCTCATGTCGGCCTACGCCGCGCTGTCCGAAGAGGGCCGCGAGATTGCGGAGAACGTGGTGGCAGGGCTCGTCGCGACCTATCCCCAAGGGCTTAATTCGGATGAGTTGGTCGAGGAGACGGCGTAGGTAGCGACGATGGGCGCACCAAGGTAACGATGCGCAATCAAAGAAATATTTGGAATTGCCCAAGTCTCGTTTACAAACCTCAAGGTTTTGCGTATATTAATCGGCAGTGATACAGCTCCCCCTAATCTGCGTGAATCGGGAGCAAAGAAGGGGTCGCTGCCTTGTATAGGCAGCGGCCCCTTTGATTTTGGAGATAAACATGGCAAAAGAGTTCAAGACCATCGGAGAGCTTGTATTGCTCCTTGAGTCACGCGGCGTTAAGACCGACGAAGATACTCCCGTGATCCTAAAACGAGAGAGCTACTACGCGATAGTAAACGGATACAAAGACCCGTTTCTTGACCGCGAGGCCATGCAGGCAAGCCCGTCCGACGTCTACAAGGCTGGTACGACCTTCGGGCAGCTTTACGACCTGTATTGTTTCGACAGGGATATGAGGGGTGCGCTCCTACCCTATCTAATGGAAGCCGAGTCGTGCTTGAAGAACGCCGTCGAGTACGCATTCTGCGAGAGGAACAGAGAACCAGATGCGTACCTCAACCGCGCAAACTACACATCTGCGAAAGACATGCTGCTCCCGCGCGGCTTCATGGGAGACAAAAGGGAAGAGCACAGCAAACGCCTTAATGGACTGATGGCTAAGCTCAACGGCAAGCTCGCGCTCAGCAACAACACCAGACCCTACGTCAGGCACTACCTGGAAACATACGGCAACGTCCCGTTGTGGGTACTTCAGAACGACCTTACTTTTGGCAATATCCAGCACTTCTATCAGCTCCAAAAGCGCGGAGTCCAGAACGCGACGTGCAGGATCGTCGAGGAGCAGGGAGGGCAACGGCTTGCGGCGAGGGAGCTGCTAAACGTGTTTACCGTGTTGGTGGGGTTCAGAAACATATGCGCTCACGGAGACCGGCTTTACTGCGCGGACATTAAAGGCTGGAAAGCCGATGAGATGCTTAGAGACTTGGAGATTGTCCTGCCTAAGGACAGGCACGAGAAGGTCACCGAGGCGCTCATATCGATCGGCGTGAAATACATAGGCAAGGTCGAACCATCTTGGTTGAATTCAATGTATACGGACCCGTCGCAAATACCGACGGAGTTTCGTCAGGATACCTAAGCGGCACTGCCCTAACGATGGCGAGGCCCGTCCTCATCGCCCTGGTCGCGGTGGCCGTGGCAATCGACACGATGAAGGCGCTCTACTTCTAGTGCCCACGGAAGATAGACGGCAAGCATATATGCAACCGAGACGGTGATCATCGAGACCATAAATGCCAAGATCTCCGAAGCGCCGGTCTCGACGGCGAGGCAGAACGCGATGGGGGCCAGCCAGCTAGCAAGGCTCGCGGGCCCGAAAAGCGACGCCGGGATTAAATAAACGAGCAACCCGAGAAGCAGTTCCGCGATCATCACAGTGCCTTTCCCATATGCTGCGCGCATAGCGCCGCCGTTTCCATAGATTGGAGCTATTATGCCTCGAAAAATGCGCTCAAGCTTCGGCTGCGTCCAGCGCATAGAGAAAGACGTCTATCGCCTTAGGTGGTGGGAGGACGTGGCCGGGGAGTACAAGCGACGCAGCCGCAACTTCCGTGGCACGCGCCGCGAAGCCGAGCGGGCGTTGGCCGAGATACGAGCGGGGCTTGACGAGAACCGCAGGCATAAGCTGCGCCACGTCCCGACGGTCGAGGAGGCGTTCAACAAGTGGTGGCTGCCTGACGCCGACACGAAGCTTGAGGACGGCAGGTTGGCCAAGAACACGCACAAGTGCCGCATGAGCAAGTGGAACAAATACGTCGGCCCGAGGTGGGGCGGCGTGAAGGTGAACGAGCTTGACCCGTTGGAGATCCAGGAATGGCTCAGCGGCATGACCAAGAAGCCCGCCGAGGATTCTTTGGCCCTGCTCAGGCAGATACTGGACTTCTGCCAGATATACGACGTGGTCGGCGAGAACATGGCCAGAAGGCCCTACGTGATGCCGCAGAACTTCAAGAGCAGGAGCGACGGCGCATACACCCTAGACGAGCTTGACCGGATAGCGCAGGCGGCGGAAGGCTCCCCGTGCGAGGGCGCGATGCTGCTTTCCATGTTCGGCAGCGCGAGAACCGGAGAGTCGCTGGGCGTGAAGCTCGACGAGATCACACGCGCCGAGTCCCACGGGGTTCACATGACCGTGGCCGAGGTGAACAGACAGGTGCACTCGGACGCGCGGATCTCCGAGGAAGGGGCGCTCAAGAACCGCCAGAGCGTCCGTGCGCTGGTTATCCCGGAGCCGTGGGGCGATAGGCTTTGGGAGATCGCGGAGAAGGCCCGCGCGGCGGGCGAGGTCTGGCTTTGCGGCGCCGGGGACGGAAAGCCGCTGAGCCAGAACGCATACCGCAGGGAGTGGCAGAAGGCCACGGCGACGGCGGGAGTCGAGGGCAAGCAGCCGAGGGCCGCGCGAAGGTCCTGGGAGACGTTCATGCGCTGGGACATGGCGATAGACCGCTCGAAGGTTGAACAGATGATGGGCCACGCGCTGCCCGGCGTCACCGGCGAGCACTACGACAAACCCACCACCCAGATGTTCGTCGAGGTGGTGGGCGAGGCGTTTTCGCGTAGGCCGTTCAAACGCAAGTAGTATTCACTTGGGACTTTTTGGGACCAAAATTTAGAGAAACCGCAGGTCAGAAGGCTATAGTTTAGTCTTCCATGAACTATTGTGCTAACCCGTATAGTACCGAATAAGTACGTCTAGCTGGTATTCGTTTAGATTTAGAACCATGTAAATCCGTACTAGTCTGAGGAGTTGGGACCAAATAGGGACCAAGATAGTCCTATGTAGTTCAAACTATTTAGTCCTATCCCCTAGCCACGATACCGATTACCAATGGAACTTTATCATACGTGTCAACAACGGCGGTATCGCCCTCGTTAACGTCAACGCAGGCCGTTGTCATACGCACGTTCTCAACCGGCATAGGGTGCCCGTTCGAACCGTAGTCTAGGTTAAGCGTCCCGTCACTGTTGACTTGGCTAACCTTTGCGAAGTTGCGCACGATTCCGAGGTTTTGGCTTTGGACAGCCGAGTCTACTATCTGCCCAAGGGCACGACGGCCCATGTTCCGCATCTGCTGTGACTCGTCTCTTGTAAGCACTATGAATTCCTCCGTCTAAAGATTCGTGCTTCGCACGACACGGGGCATCCAGCGACCAGCTTTATCGTCTGCGTCCTGATTTGGTAACGTCCGTTGATCTCGCCGCTTGGATACCTGAGCATGACAACGTCGTTGAGCGCAGTGGGCGCGTATACGTGCGTGAAGTTCACGCGCTCGATTACCGACTGCGCCGTCATGAGAAGCGATTTGGCTCGCTCGTTTGCGTAATGCAGCTGCTCAACCCACGTCTCGCCGGGCGGCAGCTCTGAATAACTGTAGCTCCTCGTGATGACGCGCCCGCGCGAGACGGTGGAAAGGTCGCTCTTGGGGTCATCGTCTACCGCTTCGCCAACGATGGTCTGCTTATCACCGTTGGCACCCATGGATCCGTAGATAACAACAACATGGTTTGCCGCGCTGGTGTAGTCGCGCTCCTCCGACATTCGGCCCTCGAACTTTGCCTGTGGCCCCTCTGTAAAGTCCCATACGATAGGCTTCTCGGATGGGTCCTTGTACTTCTGCATGACGATGCGGCCCCACGGGTCGGTGAAGGCCGCTCGGAATCCGGCAAGGCTAAGGAGATCGTTCACCATGTCGAGCAGCGTATCTCCAAGCGTCTGCGTCTCGTCGCTCTTGGACGGCTGCGAGGTCACGCCTACGCCGTATGCGCGCGTCAGCGTGGTCGTGAAGTCCGATACGTCGGCGATGACCTCCAACCCTGCTTCCTCGCAAACCTGCTTGGCCAGGGCAACGGCATTCGTGCCTGCAGGAACCGTGCGGGGCTGCGCGAACTTCATGTCAAGAAGCTCCTGCAGCCTGCCGTAAAGCTTGATTTTGGCCTTGCTGTGGCCTGGATAGATCTCGCGCGACGGGATGACCGGGAGGAACGTGCCGAGACAAACCTCCTCGGTCGTGCCGTCCATCCATTCAAAATCAGCATAGACGCGCAGGAAGTCCGGGCCGAACGAGTAGCGCCCGACCATGTCGAACTCCGCAGACTCCTTGATGCGCGTATCGTCGTTTCTTGTAATGGACCCACCGCGAATAACCGTGATGCGCTCCGTCTCATGCCCGGTCGCGCGAGACACGCGCATGAACCGGTACTCGGTAGATACGAACGGCTCATACCAATACTTACTCTCCATTTAACGGCTCCCTCCACATGACCTCTTCGGGCGAGACGGAAATGTCCCAAAGCGAATAGCTCTGCGCTGCGTAGCTGAACTGCCACTTGCCGTGGGCGTACATGCGGTGGCCCCAGAAGTCGCGGTACCAGAAGTTGCCGAGCTTGCGGTTTCGGGCAAGCCGCCTGATGGCCTCGTACTCCTCGCGGCTATGGACCACATACGAAAGGCTGCGCGTGGAGTCGAACGTGCCGTCCTGGTAGAACGTCGGTAGAGAAGGCGTGTCCTGCCCGGTGGCGAAATAGTACGTCTCGCCCGTGTTCTCAACGTCCTCCTTACAATCGGCGTTAAGCCCGAGCTTCACGACGGTCTGTGCAGCCGCGCCGAAGTTGAAGGCTTCCATGCCGTGCGAGTCGCACGTAACGGTTACCGAGTGCATGGCTGACGTTCCAAGCCGGGTGTTTACCGTCACCTCGTACTGGTAAGGCACGTTCAACGGCGGCAGCGCATCCACGATTCTGTAGCCAAGCTTGAGCTTTGAGCCAAGCGTGGTCCTGTTGCCGTCCGGCTCGACGCGCACAACGTCGTAGGTGTCAATCTCAATCATTCCGCGCAGCTTGAGCACACCGTCAGAAACCGTCGCGTCTCCGCCAAGCTCGATCTCGCCTGCGCCGGCGGATACCGGGCCTGTGAGCGCAGCATCCGCGACGTTATACCCGGCCTCGTCATACTTCGCTTCGACAACGATGGTTGCAGCCAGATCGTCATCGAACGTCACGGTAATGTCTGGCGGCACAGGCTGCGCCCAGTCCGTGTAGATCGTGGTGTCTGCGCTGCCTACAAGGCCGGAACCGCCACGCACGGTGATTCTGATCGCATAAAGACTCTTGTTGGAGAAGCCAACCTCGGTGTCAAGGCTGCAACTGCGAGCATCGGCCCCGAGCGATTTAGTGTAAATGACGCTGTTGGCGGAATCGATTACCTCGATTGTCTGAGACGTGATGCCCGTCTCGTCGGTTACCTGCCACTCGGCATAGATAGGCAAGCGATCCTGCGCGTTTGTGCCGTCGTACGGCAGCGATGGATATGTGAAGTGAACGGCGGGCGCGTCGGCGACGACAACGACGCAAGGCGTCGACCAAGCGCCGTAATCAGCCGCCAGACCCTTAGTCTTGACCTTGAACTTGTACGTGCCGCGCACGGTAGGCGTGTAGTCAAAGCCGGTGACAGCGCCCGTGACTGTAGTTAGGGTGGTAGTTCCGTCGGGAGCCTCGACGCTAACGACGGCGGATGACTGCTCCGTGCCGTCCGGGTGGTCGGGCGTCCAGACTACCTTGAGCGCGGCCCCGAAGGTAACCGGGCTTGTCGGATTCGTTGTAACCGAAGGCGCGTTTGGCGCACAGATCGTCGTGACCTCATCGGACTCGCACCAATCGCCGTAAAGGAGGCCAATTGGGTCGGTGCTTCCGCCCTTTGCGACCCACGCGCGGATACGGTACTTGATGGAGCCAGCCGGGGCCGCGTCATCCTGCCACACGCCTACGGAGGTCTCTGCGACTTCGGCGTCAACCCAATCGCCGCCGTCGCGCTTGACCTGCGCGTTGACGCCGTCGCGCCAAGCCCATAGGCCGGAGCCGGTGAGCCTGATCGTGCTAGTGCCTGATTTCTCGATTGCAAGCGACGTGAGCCTCGCCGGAGACGTGTAGATGGTTACGTCCGACGTGTAGCTTGAATATGCGCTGTCCCAGTTCGACGCACGTAGGCGGTACGAGTACTTGCCGCCAACGTCTGTTGTGTTGTCAGTGTAGTTAGTCGCGTTCCAAGGAAGGCGCGCTATCCGCTTCCACGCGCCGTTGCCGTCCTTGCGCTCGACGTGAACGTAGGCCCACGTATAGTGGCCCTCAAACCCGGTGTAGTCACCAGTCCACGATAGCTTTTGGCTGTTGTCGCTCGCGCGGTCGACGATAAAGTTCTTAGGCGGTCGAGGGGTGTGCTGTCTGTATCGAGGGACCTCTAGCGTGGCGAATGCGTCACGCTGCCCGCCGGACCAGCTGCCGGTAGCCCAGCACTTATACCAAACGGTGACGTTGTGCACATTGGAATCACACTGGAAAGGACCGAACTCCTCGCGGTGGTAATCGGTGAAGTGCCCGTATTCCTTACCAGCCTCAATTGACTCAAACGTATGGTATTCGCGGCACCAGTTGAAACTGAATGTGCCGCCGCCCGTGTTCGCAGACGTGCCGGGAATGCCGGAGTTACGCGCGTCGTAGCCAACCTGGGACTGCATGCCCAAGCCTGCGACGGAGTCGTAGCACTCGGTATTGCCCGTGACAATGATCTTGTAGTGGTCATCGTCGGTATACTCGCACCAGGCAACGACATGCCCGCGCATGTACTGGTTGCCGTAGTGGTTGCCCCAATCCGAGTAACCTTCTGCCATTAGTACCCCATTCCCGCGACAACTCCGACCTCACCGAACAGCTCGCCGATAAGCTCCTGCGCGTGAGCGGAAAGGTTGTTGACCTTCGCGCCGTTGATATAGACGTTGTTGTTCGTAACATGCACCGTCTGTCCCGAACCGGAGACGGACGGAACGCTTGCAAGCGACGGGACCGAGTTGAACGCGCTGAGCGCCGCAGTCGGGTCAGCCGCCGCCGCAAGACCAAGCGAGGATTTCCTGACCGTACGGGCAGAGAGATCCATACCGTGTGCGAAGTTCTCGCCCAGGTGCAAGCCAGACGTGACGCCGCCCTTCTCGGAACCGGACCAAGGGCCATCGTCCGGCACGGAGAAGCCCATTACGGACTTGGCCGCGTTGACAAGTTCGAGGGCCTTGTTACGAACCGCGTTCCAAGCCGAGCCGAGGCCGCTTGCAAACTGGTTGCCGAGGTGGGAGCCGGAAGCACTCGGATTCCAGCTCTCCGCGCCGCCCTTTGCCGCATTGGCAAGCGACCTGCCGTATGCGCCAGAGCTGCTAGCTGCTCCGCCCACTCCGGACGCGAACCTGTTGCCCGCGCTCTGTCCGGTGTTGCCGAGCGTCCCGGGAGCGCCGGAAACGCCGGATGCCGCACTCGTCGCAATCGACCTCGCGTTGCTTGCCGCGCTACCAGCCATGGATCCGAGCTTGCTTGCAAAGTTGGAGCCTGCCGTGAAGCCCGTATTGCCAAGCGTGCTTGCGGTGGTGGAGACGCCGGAGATTGCGTTGCTTGAAAGCGTGGATGATGCAATGGTTACCGCACCAGCGTTCGCGCTAAGCCCGGACGCAAGCCCGCCGGACGCGTCAACGCCTTGGTTCAGGAAGTCGGTAGCGAGGGTCGAAAGGCCGTTGATGACCGACGTCGCGAGGTTGGATACCGCGTCAAGCGGCCCCTGTTGGTTCTCGGTGATGCCGTTGGTCAATCCTTGGTCAACGTACATACCGGTCTCAGCGGACTTGACGGAAGGCGAATGGCAACCCGCGCCCTCGTTGAGCTTGTCGATTACGTCTTGGCCGAGATAGGCTGCGGCTTCCTCAGACAACGTGCCGTTGTTGATCGCCTCGGCAAGGCCCGCGTCGATGTTTCCGCCGCAGAGCTGCGCGGCAGCGTCAACGTCTCCGCCAGTGAGCTTGAGGGCCACAAGGCTAAGCATCTGCGAGGTCGCTTCGGAAGGCATAAAGCCGTTCGCCCTGATCCCGTCAGCCACGGCATCAGGGATGTTGATACCGTTCGACTTCATCTGAGCGACAACGCCGGACCAATCGCCCGTGGCTGCGGCCTTGAGCATTTCGGTTGCCGCTTCCGCGCTAACCTTGCCCGTGGAAAGGCCAGACGCAAGGGCATTGGCCGCAGCCGCGCCCTTGTCGCTCATTTGGATATTCATGCCATCGAGCGCGGCCACAAGGCTATCGGTTGTGCCGTCCCACGCGGCAACAAGACCCGATAGCTGCTCGTCATTGAGCGACTTGAACTGGCTTACCGAGATACCAGTACTGGCGAGGTCGCTAGCGAACTGGTTAATGTCCTTGTTGAGGGCATTTGCTGCACTTGAAACGGTGGAAGACGAAAGCGCGAGGTTGCTGACACTTTGAGACGCGCCATCAGCCGCCGCCGCAGACGCCCCCAAGGATGCGTTGACGTTATCAATGGAGGAATTGCAGGCGTCGAGCGCGGATTGCGCGTCGCTAACGCCACTCTTTGCCGCGTCAAGCCTGTCTATAGCCGCCTTCTGCTCATAGCCGTTAAGCTGCAAGCCGGTGGTTGCGTTCGCCATAATCTCGTCGTAGTTCTTCTGAGCATCGTTAAGCTCAGCCTGCGACTTCGTAAGGGCTTCAATGTCCTTCTGCTTCTGCTGATAGAGCGCGGTAAGGTTCTGCTGCTGAGCGTCAATCTTGATCTGCTCGAGCTTCTTCTCGACGTACTTACCGAGTGTCTCCGTGACGTCGGAAATCGCGCCGTTCTCGTCCGCGAGCTTGCCGTTGGCAATGTCGGTAACACTGATCTGCGCGCCGCACTGGTCGTTTACGGTCTCGATTGCCGAGCGCAGCTTGCCTTGCGCTTCGGTCGTGAGGTCGGAGTGGTTGGCGTACTCCTTGATGGTGTTGTAGGCGTCTGTGAGCTGCGAGGACTGAGCCGCTGCGTTGGTATTCGTGTCGCGCATGGACTGAGCAAGGTTCGCCTGGGACTCAAGCACCTTGTCAACGGCGTCCTTCGCGTTGCTTGAGGAGCCGGACAGAACATCAAGGGCAGAGCTTTGGTTCTGAATCTCGTTAGTCGCGCCGTTGGCCGCTGCCTTAAGCCCGTCCGTCGCTTCGGAGAATCGGCGGTTACGCTCCTCGGCTTCCTGGACCTTTGACGCGATGGCGGCAACGGCTGTGGCGAGAACGGTAATCGCGATAGCGGCAGCGTTCGCCTTAGCGAACTCGGCAAAGAAGGATCCGACGTTCTTTGCGTAGCTCTTGGCCGTACCACCAAGGCTGGACATTCCATCGCCGAGCGTCTTAGCCGACTTCTGGCCATTCTCCATGGCCTTGTTGAGCGCTTCGGTTTGGCTTGCCGCGTAATTGGTGCCCGTCTTGACCTTGTCAAGGCTGTTACGCAGAACGGTGCAGCTCTTGCCTTCGGCTTCGAACCTATTGGTTGCCTTCTCGGCAGCGTCCGCCGCCTTCTCGGCTACCGCAGTAGATCCAGAGTAGGTGGAAACCAGCTTTGCGTTGGCTTCGTAAGTCTTAAGGGCAGACTCGCGCTGCTTGATATAGGTCTGGGCAAGCGCAACCGACTTATCCCGGGCCTTACCAGTGGAAGCCGCCGCCTTTTCAACCGCTTCCTCATACTTCTCTTGACTGACTGCGGCAATCTTGGCCGCGTCGTTCATCTTCTCCCATGCGGAGACGTAATTGCTTGCGCCGCCCGCCGCCTTAGCGGCAGCGTTGCCCGCGGTGCCGAGCTTGGTTGCCATGGAGTTGGTGGAAGCGTAGACGCGCATGGAAGCGCCGTCGACGGTGTTGAGCGCGTCCCCGAAGATTGCGGCCTGAGTCTGGGTCTTTCCAAACGCGGTGATGACGTTGCCCACGCCCTGCGTGATCTTGCCAGTGACGGTGAGGACGGGACCGGCGGCAGCGGCAACGCCCGCGAGGGCGAGGATGGTGCCCTGCGTGCCGGAATCCATGTCTGCGAACGCCTGGCAAGCGTCCGCTATGCCGTCGATGACGGGCGACATATCATCCGCAACGTCAAGCAGCGCCTCGGCGAGCGGCCCGCCAAGCTTGATAGCTGACTCGTCTACCTTGTTCTTAAGCGTCTGAAAGCGGCTCTCAAGGGACTCGTTGCGCTTGTCGACCTCTTCGGTAAGCGCGGTGTTGTCCTGCCACGCAGAGTTGGCGCGGCCGATGGCCTCGTGCAGTACGTCGGTGTTGCCGGAGAGACGGCGCATGACGTCGGCCTGCCTGATGCTCTTGATCCCGAGCTGGGTAAGCGTGACGTCGGTTGCCTGGCCCTCGTTGCTGAGTCGGTTGATTCCGTCGATGAGGGCTTCGAGGGCTTCCATCGGCGAGGATTGCCACTTGGCGGCGAACTCGTCTGCGCTCATGCCGGAGACTCGCGCGTACTCCTCAACCGCGCCGGAGCCGTTAGCGACCTCCTTAGTGATGTTCGAGACAATCTGCGTCATGGCAGAGCCGCCCGCTTCGGCCTTGATGCCGAGCGAGGACATAGCGCCCGCCATGCCGAGGATTTCGGCCTGCGTGAAGTTGGCCGTTGTGGTCATGCCCGCGAGTCGCAGCGACATATGCGAAATGTCGGACTCGGTTGTGGCGAGGTGGTTGCCAAGGTCAACGATGGTGGAGCCGTAGTTGCTGAGCTTGTCTTGGCCCATGGACGTAATGTTGGCGAACTGGGCCATCTCGGTAGCCGCAGTCTCCATGTCCATGTTCGTTGCAATATCAAGGCCGTTGGCAACGTCGCTGAAACTCTTGAGGTTGTCGGTCGTGATGCCGAGCTGTGCGCCGAGGGCTTCGGCGTTCACGATCTGGGCAGCGGTTACGGGAGACGTCGTGGACGCGTCAAGCGCAGCATCGCCGAGCGACTTGAGCTGGTCGCTTGTAAGGTCTGCCGTCTTGTTGAGGTTGGCGAGCGCGGTATCGAAATCGGTTGCTTGATTGACGCAGTAGCCGCCGACAACCGACATTGGGACTGTGACGTTGTTGGTGAGCGAGCGCCCAACGCCCTCAATCTTCGCGCCCATGTCGTAGATCTTGTTGCCAAGACTCTCGACGTGCTGGCCGGAGAGGGCCAAGCCCTGAGTTGTGGACTTGTCCAGCGCGGCAACTCGCGCGGCCATGGTCTTAAGGTCGCTGTTGACCTTCTTAAGCTCAGCCCCGCCGTTCCACAGCGCTCCGACGTTGATTGTGATCGATGCCTTGCCCATTGATTAGCCCCTGTTCACAAGCTCACACGTCTCGACAACCGCTTCGTTGACCTGCTCGACGATGTGTTCCTCGTCCTGCAAAATCGCCTTGAGCAGTGCACGGGGAGGTTCTGAACCAATCGGCACGCCCGCGCGACGGCCCGCACGGGGGCCTGATAAGATCAAGGCCCCCTGATGCGCGAATTCCTTTACGCCACCCGCTTCGTCGGTAGAGACGAACTTCACGCCGTTAGCGTGTGTTTTGAGAGATAGGGAAGATGCGTATTTGCCCGTTGGGCACGCGCCTACATGGGCGTACGACCGAGCCTTAGCAAGCGTCGGCTTCACAACCTCGCGGATTTTCCGCTTTAGGGCCTTCGCCATCTGGGCGTCAACCTCAGCGATTGACGCAATGGTCTCGTCCAGGTTCTGAACCTCGATTGTGTACAAGCCTTATTCAACTCCTAGCTTGCGCTTGGCTTCTTCCCGCTCCTTTCGCAGGCGATCGCGTGCGTCAACCGCCTTCTCACCGGGCTTCCTCCATGTCGGCCCCTCTTCGAGCCTTGCCTTCTCGGCCACAAGCTCCATGTCGTAATGCAGCTGCAACCACAGTTCCGGGCACTCGTCGGCCAAGCGGGCAAGCTCTAAGACCGAGTCACCGGAGAACTTCGCTAACCCTCGGAGGACTCGGGCAGCGTATCCGTAGGGTTTTCGTCAATCTCCTGCTCAACGTCCCCGGACTCATCGGGAGTCTCGGGGGCTTCAAGCTCGAAATCAAAGATGGTGTTGAAAATGAAAAGGTCCTCAGCGGTTACGCTGTTCGGCTTGAGGTCCGGAACACCCTTGATTCGGGCAAGCTTTGCCGCAAGATAGGCCACGTACAGGCCGAGAGTTTCCGCGTCGTTGAGAACATCGGTGTTGTTAGCCTTGGTAAGCTGCACACGGGCGAGGTTGTAAATGCCCTGAGACATTGGATAGCTGCCTACGACCTCGTCAGAACCGCACCTAGTGAACGTGATCTTGCCGTTGTTCATTCCAAATCCTTTCGTTGGGTAACGACTGGCTGGAATGGTCGGGTGGGTGTCCCCGGCTGCGGATGCGGCATAAAAACGCCCCTCCCCGCCGAAGCGAGGAGGGGTAAGCTCGTCACTGGTAAGACGGTGGATTTGAGCTATCCGAATATGGCCATGGGAACGCCGACGAGAATCATCAACACGAGCACGACAAGCAGAACGGCGTTCACGGTGTCGTCCGGGTGCTCGTCTGCGGGTGAGGGGTACGGCATCAGAAATCACCTACTCCGCGAGAAGCTTGCGCCACGTATTGGGTCCGACAACGCCGTCGTTCGCGAGGCCGTGCTTGCTCTGGAAAAGGACGACGCAATACTTGGTGTCGTTGCCGAAAATACCGTCCACGGCAAGCCTGCAGCCGTAACGACCGTTGAGGACGGCCTGCAGCGTCTTGACCTGATTGCCCCTAGAGCCTGAGTAGATGGTCTGCATGGTAGCCAAGTCGAAACCTCCGTTGCTTGTAGTGTTTGGTGCTGTTGCCGTGGCGTTGCCGGAAGACACGACCTGAACGCCGCCCATCCAGCCGCACTTGACCGTATGGGTCTGGCCGTAGAGAGAAACCCACTTTGTAAGTGGCATCTCCTGAACGCCGCTGGTGACCGAGTGGCGAACGGTGCCGTTGCCGATGTAGATGCCGACGTGGCCGTAGACCTTGCCCGCGCTGGTGCCGGGCCACGACGGGACGGCCACGATCATTCCCGGCTGGACGTCGGCGATGGGGCGGTTGCACCAGTTGCGGTACTGGTCGCAGGCGTTGCCGCCGAACCACCCTGCCCCGGCGTTACTGAAAACCTGTGTGGTCCACGTCGCGCACAGGGAAGCGCCCGGCCACGGGGTTGTGCGCCACGCGCTCTTGAGTCTGTCTAAGGTGATGCTCACTAGTTACCTCCTACTGTTATGTACTGAACGGAGCCGTCGGCGAACTCGCGCCACGTGGAGCCGCCTGGATAGTCCTCAACGACCGTCTTGTATGCCATGCGGTCGCTTACCGTCTCCTTCGGCTCGCGAGTGATCGGCCCGCCGCTCGCGCCCACGCTCGTTGCCCACGCGGATAGGGCCGCGATCGCAATGACCTCAGCAGCTATCACGAGCGACAGGGCCACGCACAGGCGCACGATGGCTTCCTTACGCAGCGGGAACATCAGAGCCCCCGGCGATGATGGCCGCGGCGTCCTTGCCCGATGCGGTGAGGGTCTTGGTGGTCTTCTCGGTGCCGATGCGGGCCACGTCTACGGCGGCTTCGCAGGCCGCGTAAATGGCTGCGGAGAGGACGGCACACACGGTGCCGATGGTGGTCACGGTGTCGTTGCCCGTGGTGATTCCCGCGATGCTCGCGCCGATGGAGCCGAGGAAGGCCGCGATCATGAGCCAGAACTTGCGGCTCGTGAGCTTAGAGAGAACGTCGTTACTCATTGGTGGAACCTCCGTTGCTTGTATCCCATTCCTGTTGCGCCAAGGCGTCGAACGCCCCTTGCTGCGAGACGCCCATAGACTGCATGAACCCGTTGCTCTTCTGAGGCATCGGCCCGCCCTTCTCCTTCGCCATCTTGAGCGCGGCCATGCTCGCCGTCTCGACGCAAAACACGGCGAAGAAGCCCATGGTCACCTCGGTAGGCGGGAACACGTAAAGGGTCGAGTAGAGCCAGACCACGAAGGCGAGGTAGCCGACGGTGGACACGTACATGACGGCGAGGATGACGGCAGACCCCACGCCGCTGTGTCGCTTGTAGTGAGCGACCATCAGTCAATCACCTGCATTTCCATAGAGTCTTGGAAAAGGCGGGTACCGGTACCGTTGCCGCCCAGGCCGTGATAGGCCGAGTAGACGCTCTCCAGGTGCCTGCGCTGGTCCACCGTAAGCCCTCCTTCTGACATTGCGACCGAATGGATCCGCTCAAGCTCGCACCAGAGCAAGGCCCTGATGCCAGCCTTCATGGACTCAAGCTCGGTCCTCTCCTCGGTTGCGCGTCTCTGCGCCTTGTGGCCCTGGGACTTGATGGAAGCCACGACGGAGGAGACGAACGCGCCCACGATGCCGGAGACGAACGCGGCGAGGGCAAGACTGAAAACGACCTCCACTACCGCGCCCCGTTCTGAATTAGCTCGTTGTCGTGCATGGTGTCCTCCAAAACTGTTGCGACCCTTGTTGGTCCCATGCTCGAACTCCGGTCCCCCACCGGGGAAAATCCCAGGCATAGGCGGCCCTATGGCCAAGATTCGCGTCTGGGATTTCCTGTGGCGAAAGGAGAAATATGCTGTTCGAGATAGCGGTGTCTGAGTACATGGCGGATAAGTCAAGAAGGCTCAGGGCTAGCACGGTCGAGGGCTACAAGAGTGCGGTCAATCTCCACCTGATGCCCAGATGGTCAGGCGTTCAGCTTGAGTCGATAACGCCCGAGGAGTTGCAATCGTGGGTCGACAGCTTCGCACTCCCCGGCGCAGCCGAGAAGGCCTACAAGACGCTTCGCCAAATCATCAGGTGGGCTATCCGCCGCCTTGGAGTGCGCATGTACGATCCAACCTCTGCGGGCGTGGAGCTGCCTAGGAAAGACGCGCACAGCCCAAAGGTGCTGGATGCCGGGGGCACGGCAAGCTACCTTCGGGCCTTGTACGGCAGCGAGTGTGAAGCGGTGGCGATATGCTCGGTGACGCTCGGGCTTAGGCGCGGTGAAGCTTGCGGGCTGCGCTGGTCAGATATTGACTTGAGGACTGGCGAGGTAAGGATTCGCAGGTCAAGGCAGGTTGTAGGCGGTAAAGAGGTTGTAGTTCCGCCGAAAACAGAGCGCTCGGCCCGCTCATGCTGGCTGCCTAGGTTCGCTGTAAGAAGGCTTCGCGCGATACGCAAGGGCCGGACGGGCCTTCTCTGCGACCTATCGCCAAACGTCATAGCAAGGCGTATCAGGGCGGTATGCCGGAAGGCTGGGGCCGCATATACGTCGATGACAGAGTGCCGCCACACGTGGGCCACGCTCGCCGTGGAAGCAGGGGTCGGGATAGAGACGGTGGCGATGATGCTTGGCCATACGGACATCTCAACCGCCTATGAGCACTACATCGTGCCGCGCCCTAGGATATGCAAAGATGCACAACGCGAGGTTGAGCGGCTCATTATGCGTGCGTGAGATTCCGTATCCAAATTCCTCCCGGTATGCTCGGTCATCTTCCTAGCAAGCAGCAAAAGCCCGTCTACGCTGGGCATTCCGGGAACGTGGGTTAAGGTGCGCTTCTCAATCGTCACGGACAAGAAGTTCGCGTTCGACATTAAGGACGGCCTTACCGGAACCAACGGCGCGAACGTCCAAATCTACAGCTACAACGGCACCACTGCGCAGCAGTTCTGGCTCTACACCAAGGACTACGGCGACGTTAACATGTGGGTGAGGACGGCCTAGAGTTCCCAAGCAACAGGTATCAAGAAGTTAAACGTATTCTGCTGCGCGAGCGACACTGACTGCTCGACGGTGACCTTGATTGTATGGCCGTCGCTCCCATAGTCGACGTACACGCCGGGCTGTTTATTAGGGAAAACCCCGCGAATGAGGATTTGCCCGCGTGACGTGAACTTTCGCCCGGTCGTGACCGTGAACAGCGTGCCGCCGGTGCTCACGGAAGCCGATGGCGATACGTTGCATCCAACGCAAACGCCCGCTAGGCATTCATATGTGTTGAGGAACAGGCCGGAAGCTTGGCTATGCGTTGTGCCGCCTATGTCTTGGGATACGGAATGCTACTCGCCGAGGACGACGAGGTAATTGATGCGCGTATTGCCGCTGCCGCTACCGGACCAAGATTTCACCCAGAGGGAACCGTCGGCGCCGTAATAAGTCGCCGTGCTGAAGTACTCAGGCTTCGATTGGTAGTCGGCGTTCATAACGAGCACGGCGTCTTTTCCTGCGTTGAACGCCCTCCCGAACATGCTCTTGAAATTGCTTGCGTCGAAAACCTCAAGCTGCCCGTCCGAAGTCCATTTGCTTACGATGCGCGTGCCGACGAAGAGCTTTGGCGCCTTTGGAATTTGGGATACGGAATCCCGGAGCGCGTCAACGTCGGTCTGCGCAGCCGCACCTAGGTTGGTGAGCGCGTCGGCTGCGGTGGTTGCCCCGGTGCCGCCATGGGAGACTTCAAGTGACCCGGTAATGTCGGCGGCATCGTGGCCATGCGACTTGGGCGCGAAAGCCGCTTTGATCTTCGACCAAAGGTAGCTAAGCCCAGTGGTGTTGATGAACCTGTCTGCGGTGACCGACGTACCAGCGGCGATGTTGTCAATATCATCAGTTGTTGTGGGGTCGATGTGAACGCCGGACTCCCCCATCAGCTCCCACTTGTACTCGATGTACATCCACTGGTCGTACCTGTCCTCGGTTGTCTCGCCGTTCACCTTCGGCGTTAGGTACATGACCCCGGTCTTGCCGTCCACGGTTGGCACGTTGTGCGCCTTGTCAACCGTGTCAAGCTGGTACTCGCCCAGTCCGCACACGTGGTAGGTAAGGCCACGGGCGGCAGCGTTGTTCTGCTCCTGGTCGGTGTTGTTCTTGAGCTGGTCGGCAGCGCGTGCCTGCTCGGCCTGATCGCGGGCGGTCTCCGCGTTTGCTCGGGCAATCTCGGCGGAGACGCGCTTGGTCTCGGCGTCAACGCGCTTGGTCTCGCCGAGATTGGCTTTCTCAGCCGCCTTTGTGGCCGCGTCGGTGGCGGTGTCGACCTTGGCCAAGGACTCGGGGTTCACCTCAAGCCCGAAGTAATACTCGTCACCGTCAACGTTGATTCGGTTGATCGTGCCGTCTTGGTTGATAGGTATTGAGATGGCCATGCGTCAACTCCTTTAAAAAAGGGCCGGGGAATTGAACTGCCCCGGCCCCTCGTCGCTTGAATAGATGTTTAGGCTGCGTAGGAAGCCGTCTTGTTGATAAGGGTGATGGTCACCGGAGACTCGTTGGCAGTCTTGATGATGGCGGCATCGGAGGTGAACTGGATGGTGGCCTCGTTGCCCTCAGGGTCAACCTCGGGGAAGTCGGCGGTGAACGGGATGTGGTTCACAGCGATCTCAAGGGTCATCTTCGCATCGTCAGTGTGGTTGAACTTGGAATAGACGCTGCCGAGAACGACCTTGGAGGAAACGCCGGTTGCGGCGGCGGAACCGGCAACCATCTTGCGGTACTCGATGATGTTGTCCGGGATGGTGGTAACGGAAACGCCGACGTTGCAGTTGCCCTCGGCAACGTCGCGCGGCATGGAGCGGCCAAGGCCGGAAAGGTCGGTGACGTTGTTCTCGATGGTGAAGGAGGCTTCGGAAACGAGGGCTTCGGCAGGGGTGTCGGATGCGGTGTCGAGCTTGAAGTCACAGTCGGTCGTGGTGTACTTGCCGTTGAAGCAGGACGCTTGGAGGTTGCCGGGGATAGCGTCGAGGAAGGAAGCGCCGCAGCCGTGGAAGTCCGCCTGCATCGCAAGGTGCTCGTTGCCCGTGGCCTTCAGCTCAAGGGTAGAGAGCTTGCAATCGTCGGAACGGGTGAAGTTGTCGACGCCAATCTGGGACCAGATGGTGGCGTAGGGAATATCGGCGCCCATGGTGAACACGTGCTTGTAGTAGCCCTTAAGGTTGTCCTCCTCGCAGGCGGCGGAAGTCACGTTGCCGAGCGCGAGGTAGAGGTACAGGCCGAACACGTCAGGGTAGCAAAGCGTCTGGATGGACGGTGTGATCTCGATCTTGTCAACGCGGGCGTCGGACGGCGCACGGTTGCCGCAGGCAACGGCGGTGTTGGCAATGGAGCGGGAAACGCCGAAGGGCGAGCCGCCAGTCAGGCCGTGGAGGAACGTCGGGGTCTTGGCAACCTGTCCGCGCCCCTTCTGAAGTGCGATACCAGCAAGGCCGATAGAGGGATTGAGTGCCATATTGCATCTCCTTAGTTAGCAGCGGGGTCAAGCTCCGCCTTGATGTGAATTCCGAAATCGATGCTCGCTATGTACTTGCGCCCGTCCACGTCCTTAGCGGTGCCGCTAGAGGTCACGTAAGGCTCGGCGTGGACAACCAGCCCGCCAAGCGTCTTATCGGCGGCAACAGCCTTCACAAGCAACAGCGCCCACCTCTGCACGTCCGCAGACGCGACGGGCAGAGAAGCCTTGGTAGACCAGGCCTCAAGCCCGACGTTGAACTGGACGCGGTACGCGCCCTGGGCCTTGCCGAGTGTACAGACGGAGGTGACGCGGTCTGAGAACTCGGGGTTCTGGACGATTTCGCGCACGATGAACTCGTTTGGTACGTAGGTCGGGTTGCCGCCAACGCTGACGGTGACCCGCTCGTACTTAAGGGCTTCTTTCGCAAGCCCCTCGACGTACTCGATGCAGTTCTCGAAGAGGTCTTCAAAAGCCATGCCCTACCTCACGAAATAGTCTTTGAACCCGTAGCGGTCGATGAACGCGTTCACCTCGGGGAGCGACGTCGCGGCCCCGTTTACGCCGCCGACAACGAAGTGCATGAAGTTGTCTCCGACGGTGGCGGATGTGGCGTTGTCGGGCGCGACGCTGGGCAGCAGACGCCACGCCGCGAGGGCTACAACGGCCCCGGACATAGCAGCCGGGGTAGGTCTCATGCCAAGCAGGAGAACGGCGTTAGCCGCCGTCTGCGCCCTCATGCGCCGCACGTCAAGCTGCACGTCGGAGTGCCTACGGACGTCAACGGCGTTACCGTCCTGGTCGGTGGCGGAAAGCACGTCGATAATGTCGTGCGCGAAGAAGCCGCCCATCATCGGGAGAACAACGGTCGTGCAGTTCGGGCGGTCCACGAAGCACTCGCGCACGACGGGCTGGAAGATGCGGTGCGCAGCCTCCTCGATCTGCTCCTCGGCCCAGGCGCGTGCGTTCCAAAGGTCCTCGTCGCTTGCATTGACGCTCAGGTACTCGTCAGCGCGATAGGTCCTGATCTGGTCAAGGGTGCAGTAGCGGGTTGCCACAAGGTCAACGGTCGCGCTCACGGCAACGCCGGAGACCTCCCACGTGACGGTGATGAGGTCGGGGCAGGCGGTCGCGGGGAAGTCGGCAGCGCCCGCAATGTCCCACTCGTTGACCTCGCCGCTACGCGCAGACTCGACGCGGGCCGTGGCGGGGCCACCCGAAAGGGTGACCCCGGAAAGCTCCGTCAGGGCAACTCTGGTGCATGTGTCCGGCGCAAGCTCAGGCATGGCTTATCGACCAGTGACGCCAGTGTCGGCGAGGTAGGAGAAGCACTTGGGGATGCGAACCTCAAGGCCGTACTGGCCGTTGATTCGGACGGTCTTCTCGTTGCGGATGAACTGGTCGTTGACAAGGCCAATCTCAAGCGTCTCGCCAAGCTTGGTGTAGAAGGTGGCCGCGTTGGGGGCGTAGGCCATCATGCCGTAGGTGTAGGTCTTGGCTCCGGTCTCGACCTTCTCGGTGAAGAGGTTGAGGTCCTGGACCACGTTGAGCGCCCACAGCTTGCCGTTGACCATCTGGTTCATGTAGCGGCCCTGCTTGTCCTTATCAAGGACGATGGACTCGGCAACATACGGGTGCATGGCAAGGGTAGTCGCGTAGTAGCCGGTGCCCAGGAACACGTCGTTGGCCATCTTGTAGGCGCAGTCGGCGATGGTGTCGGTAGTGGCCTTGGTGAACTTCTGGATGCCGTCGTGCTCAAGGATGCCGACGATGCCGGTCTCAGCGTTGGCCTTGGGGCCGCGAACGACGCGCTGGGACTTAGCAAGCTCCTGCATGTAGAGCAGGGTGGTGTTGATGATGCTCGCGAGGGTGCCGTAGTCGCGCAGGTTGTTCTCGACCACGGGAACGCCGTTAGCGATCTGCTCCATGTGGAAAGAGCGCTGCTTCCAGGCGAAACCGGACATCTTAATGGTGTTGCCGGGGGTCCAGGTGTCGGCAGCGTTGCTGAGCTTCGCGGGGTCGGCCTCGAAGAAGGTCACGGAGTCGGAGTTGGTGGTAGCGGTCGGCAGCGTGGAGAGGATGCCGAAGTTCGGGAGGTTCTCGGCGTACTGGGCCGGAAGGTCGTACTGGGTCTCCTTGTGCTCAACCAGCTTGAAGTCCTGGAACTCGTCAAGCACGACGGCAAGGCCCTTGTTGAGGTCGATGCCCTTGAAGTCCTTGGGGTTGCCAAGAACGGCCTGAGCGAGGTTCTTGGGCTTGAAAACGTCGGCGGAAGACGGGTCAGCGAGAGGAACGCCACCAGCGCGGCGAATCTTATCCTCCTCGTTGAGCACGTCACCAAGAATCTCGTCGTAAGTCTTGACCTCGCCGTTAAGCGCGTTGATCTTGTCGCGCAGCGCGTCCTTGGCGTCGGCGTTCTCGGCAGCGTTGAACTTCTCGGTGAGCTCGGCGATCTGGTTCACAACGTCGAGCTTCTTGTTGTGAATCTGGAGCGAGGACATAGCCATTTTGGTTCTCCTTAGTAGTTAATGAACTGTCCGTTGACGCATACAGTTCGCTTGGGCGCGGCCCCCGCTCCCGCCGATACGGCCCCCGTATCCGGCTGCTTACTGTTGCTGGGGTGAATGGTCTTGCCCGCGTCCCCCGCTGCCGCCTGCTTGAGGTCTGCGGGGGCGTTCTTGAAGGTCTTGAGCCAGTCGTTCGTGATGCAGGCGGTGACGGGTGCGCCGTCCGCCACCTCGTCAACAAAGCCGCGCTCCAAAGCGTCTTCGGCTGTGAACCATGTCTCCGCGTCCATAAGCTCCTCAATCTCCCCACGGGAGATGCCGGACTTGTCCGCGTACTGGACGGTGATGGTGTCGCGCACCTTCTCAAGGAAGTCGGCGGTCTTGCGCATGTCCTCAGCGCCGCCGATGCAGTAGGTGGACGGGTTGTGAATCATCATCAGGGCCGACTTGCCCATGACAACCTTGTTCGCGGTGAGGGCGAAGTAGGACGCGGCGGAAGCGGCAAGACCCTCGATTTTGGCGGTGACGTGACCGGAGTAGGCGCGAATCTGCTCTGCCATGGCGTTTGCATCAAACACGCTGCCGCCGGGGGAGTTGACGTGAACGGTGACGTCCTCCCCGCCCGCTTCCTTGAGCGCCTTAGAGAACTTGGCAGCGGTCATGTTCGAGGGAGAGAAATAGTCCTCGCCAATCTCGCCGTACACCTCAATATCAACCATTGATGATCTCCTCAATATCGGATTGCAGGTCGTATTCGATGCCCGCCACCTCGTATGCGTCGGCAAGCGGGGTCAATACCTTCTCGGCGAACTCGCGCAGCTTCGGGCTGTCGCCCTTGTCCTCAAGGCGGTCACGCAGGCGGTCGCGCATGTCCTTGTGGATGACGGCGAGCGCGGTGCCGCTAACGTCGCTTGTAGTGGCGGTGTCTGGGCCTTTCGGCCCGTCTGCGGGTGTTGAACTAAGAGACGTGTTGTGGCGCTCCGCAAGCTCCTCGCCCGTCTCGGGGTCAACCGGGACCATCGAGGACTGGCGGAAGAACACCTCCCCGCCGACGAACGGCGGCAAGTCCTCCTTGGTTCGCGCGTCGTTCGCACAGAAGAAGCCGGCGTTGATGGCGATTCGGTAGCCCTCCATGCGGTCCTTGTACAGGCCGCGAAGAAGGCCGTTCATGTCAACCTGCACGTAGCAGTCCTCGTAGCCCGCAGCCCAGATGGGCGCAGACAACGCCCGCTCAAGCGAGTCGCACTCTGGCATGAGCGTCTTGTTGGCGAAGTCCAAGGCTCCCTGCTCGACGTTGCTGTACGTGGCGTGGGAGAGGTCGTAGACCTCCTGCGGGGGCACGGAAAGCGTTCTGCACGTCTGCTGCAGGATCCACTTCTCCTGCTCGACCAGCGACATATCAGCCATGTTCTGCGAGTTGGACTTGTACGTAAGGCCCTTGTCGAAGATACGGAGCTTGCCCGCGCGAACAATTCCGCCGCCGTCACTCAGCTGCTGCTTAAGGGTCTCGTAGTCCTGCTTATCGAGCTTCGACGGGGTCTCCAACCAACCGGGGAACGTGCCCTCGCCGCTTATGGTGCGTGCGTAGAACTCCTCAAGGTCGATGGAAAGCCCAAGCTCACGCGCGGCAAGCTCGGCGAGGGAGACGCCGTAAAGGCAATCGGGGTCGAGAATCGGAGACTTGACCCAGATGATCTCTGAATCGAGGTAGCAGCCCGGCTTTGTGAACTTGTCCCCGCCGTATCGGAAGACGGGCCTGCCGTTGTAGACCTCGACAACAGGCTTATGGGCAAGCGGCCAGATGGCAACGGGAAGACCGGCGCCGTCAACCTCAAGGCGCATAAAGGCGTTGCCCTTGATGTCCTTGGTCATCATCGCCCAGCGGGTGCCCTCGGACGCAGACATGAAGGGGTTCCACTTGGTTCGGAGAATCGTCTCGTAACGCTTGCAGAACCGGTAGCTCGGGGTCTCCCTGATGCCGTCCCTGCGCCTGTATACATGGACCGGGAGCGATGCGAGGGGTCGGCACTTCGCAAGCTCACACGCGCGGAATGCGTTGGAGTAATAAGCGTCTCGGTGCTCATTGCTTGAATGCAGCTCTGCGGTCACTTTGCCAGCGCCGTCCGTGACGGTTATGAACTCGATACCTCCGGGGAGGGCGTATTGGTATTGATCGTTCGCGCCACCGCTGAAAAACGCCTTTGCGCGTGAGAAAAGGCCCATTGGCACACTCCTTTTTATTGGTCGTGTGCATGGTCGATTCAGTGTCCCCCGCCGCGAGGGGATACGACGAGGGACACCTAGCCCGGTTGCGCGGTGAAAGGAGGTAAGCCCGCGCGAGTATCAGAGTGCCTTCGCGGTCCCCCGCTACAAGTCGATGGTGTAAATCGAGGGCGATTCGTCCTCCTCGTTGTCGAACGCCCACATGGCCATAGCCGCCGCGATCGCTGCGTCGATTCGCTTTGTTCCCTGTCCGTGGCGGCCTCGGTCTGACGCGAGCCGCCTGCCGTATGCCTTGGACTCGGCTGCGACCGCGTTCATGCAGTGCTGGGCAAGAATTGGGGTGTTCGAGAACGCCGCCTTGTGGGTCTCGACGTTGCGCCCCAAAAGCTCGGATGCTGGGCACATGATGGACGAGCTCTGCGAAATCTCCGAAAGGTCGATGTTGCACTCGCGGTCTAGCCAGTTAGCAAGGAACTGCATACGCGCCGGGTCGCAGCCGCCGAAGCTCTTACCGGGTTTCGCCGCCAACTGCTGGATTACCTCGGCAACCTGCATGAGGTCGTAGGTTCCCATGGGTCCGGGCTTCTCCCAGCACCACTCCTCGAACGCCCACATGTCTCCTTGGCGCTGCGCCGCCACCAGCGCCAACGTGTCTCCGCGAACCGCACCGTCGAGCGCGTAGGTGAACCAGCTGCTGTAGTCGATTGAAAGCTCGTTTTTCTTGCAGCTCTCAACGTCCTTGCGGTGCATGAACGGCTCCTCGACGTCCTCCATGGGCGTCCTGTTGAGGTAGTAGCGAACGAAAGACTTGCCCGGCGTGCCGTCCTCGTTCTTGTCGCTCTCGTATTGCTCCTCAAGCTCCTCCATGGTCACGCGGCCCGCCGCTATGATCTTCTTCCACGTCTTTCGGTTCGACGGGTCATCATCGTCCGTGATGCCCAACCAACAGATGAAGGCGTGCTTGTCGTTCTTGAGCTTGTGGTAGAGCTTGAACAGGTATCCGTCGCGGGACGCGCCCGCCGTCGTGATGCCGATGGTGATTGCGTTCCAGATTTTGGCCTGGCCGGACGTGCCCGCCTTCCAGACCGAATCGTCCTTCCAGACGTGAATCTCGTCGCCGATGAGGACATGGAAGTGCTTGCCCTGCAACGCCGCTTCCTTATAGGGGTAGACGTGAATCTCCTGCCCCGTTAGGTCGTTGCGTATCACGTCCTTGTAAATGGTCCACTGCTCGGCAAGGCTTCTGTTGGCGCGGATGATGGTGACGATGTAGTTCCTTACCATCGCCGTGTTGTCTTTTGTGTCGGCCACGATGCCGTACATGCCGTTTGGTATCGGCTCCATTGTTGCAATGGTTAGCACAAGGCATGCCGCCAACTGCGACTTGCCGAAACCACGGTGAACGCCGATGAGGGCACGGCGGAAACGCCGCCTGAACTTGCGCGTCCGCTTGTCGATTGACCCGGTGCCGAACAGCGGGTCCCAGATGTTCTTGGCCAACCAGTCTGAGATTTCGTATGGCTGGCCGCAAAGCTCGGACTCACCCGCGAACGTTAGGAACGTCTCGGCGAAGATGTGCGTCCTCTCGATTTGGTGCTTGCCCGCCGCGCTGAAACGCCCGGTCTTAGTCCTGTAGCTCATTTGCCGCGCCTGGCAATCGCACGGTCAATCTGGTCGGCGATGGAGACGGTGATTGCCTGACCAGCCGCCTGCGCAAGACCAAGGCGGGTCCTAGCGAATCGGGTAAGGCCCAACTCGTCCGCTAGTTTCATCGCTTCCGCCATCGTGTCGCGCATGACCTTTGAGTAGGGGTTCGGCGCAATGTCCAGGTTGCCTTCATCGTCCACGGTCGTAACCATGGGCTGCGGGGTGCCGTCCTCGCGGAACATATGGCGCTGGCACTCCTCCACAAGGACCATGTCCGTTACGAACTGCGTGATGAAAGGCACGTCCTGCGGCTCAAACGCGGCCCCGGTGCCCACGGTCAAATCCCACATGTCGCTAAGCCGCTGGTTGCTCGCCACGGCCACGGGCTTCTGACAGCCCTGTTCTTTGATTATCTCGGCATTGCCCTTCACGACTGGCGCGAGCATGGCGGCGTCCTCGCCGCGCCTGACAGCCGTAGCAGCTGGTTTGCGGCCCCTCATAAGCCAACCTCGCGCACGGCGGCGAGCACAGAAGCGGAAAGGCTCCCGCACAGCGCCCGCATGTTGGCAGGGCCGTTCAAAGACGCGGAGTCGAGCGTGGCAGCAGCGCCCTTTAGCTGGACTACCGCCTTGCTGATCTCGTTCTCGGTTATGACGCTCGGAACCTCGTGGGAAACGCCCGCGAACTCGGCGGGCGCGGCGATGCGCCAGACTCTTTTCCCTCTACTTGCGTAAACGCGGCACTTATCGCAGCAAAACTTGCTTCTTTTCGTCTTAGCCGTGTATTTCCGCCCGCAATATTGGCACTTTTTTACTTCCAAATCAGCCCTCTCGTTTATGTGTTCGGGCTATCGTGCGCGAGCCGTCCCCCGTTCCGTAACATGGGGTGTTTCGTAATTCGCCAATTTCGTTTGCGTGTATTATTGAGGGTCGCCGCTGGGTAGCGTGGTTGTTTCATTTGTGATTTTTACCCCCTCCCCTCTAGTTTTCCGTCTGATTTCGTACTTTCAGGGTCTTTTTTTGTATGTTTTCGGACTGTTTTAGGCCACGATCTACCGCGCCGCGTCGATATATAAAGGCATTGCAGGCACACACTGGCGGCACGTTTTAGCAGGTGGCGAGGTTGTTCCACGTCGCTAGGCACGGGCTTTGTTCGTCGCTAGCATCCACGCCACACGATCCGGCCACGCGGCCGCGCTCGGCGTCGCTAGCAACGTCGCGCCACTAGCGCCGTTCGCCGCCGGTTTCCTACCGCTCACAATTTCGCCACAATTATTTCGTGGTACGTTTCCGCTGGTAGCGTGGCCTTTTCCTCGTCGCTAGCGAAAATTCTCGTTGACACGTCGCTAGACCCGGTGGAATGATTTAGCCAGCGACACGGAGCGACAAGTTAACGACTCCGGCAGTCTTTCTCAGCGCCCTTTAGCGCCTCAATCTTTTAACTATTTCGCGGCACGGTCCGCACGCCTTCACACTCTCCCCTCGGCACTCAGAGCCGCGCTGGTCGCGTCTCTGATCGTCTCCACAATCCGCGAGTTCTTCCGCAAGTAACCAAAGGCACTACCCCAAACACAACAACCGAGAAGGGAAACACCATGAACGAGAACATCACCGTAGACCGCCCCGTCTTCTGCGACTCCATGAACGCCGCAGCCCGCAGGGACTTCCGCCGCCGCGCCGCCGCTTGGGACCTCGCGAGCAAGACCGGCGAGCCGACCGAGGATTACATCGACGAGTGCGCCGCCACGCTCGCGAGCATCCGCCGCTGGGGCAACCGCCGCGCCGCAGCCTGGGAGCGCGCCAACACCGAGGGCTATCCCGACGCTGCCATCGCCCGCGACGACCACGCCATCGAGACCAGCCTGAACAGGCTCAATGCCTGGCTTAATCCGCGCGGCCTTCACCTCGCCTTCTACGGGCTTTACCCGACGCTCGAGGACGAGGACCGCCGCAGCCTCGATCTGGCTTGGTAGGAGGTCACGCAATGCACATCGACTTTGAGTCAATCGTCATCCTGGCCGGAGTCTATTGGATGCTTTACGCCGCCTTTACCCAGCTCCCCGCCGAGTACGACCGCAAGAACACCACCAACCGCAGGAGGTACTAGCCGCGCCGCAGCGAGGATCTAGTAACCAGAAATGGCCGCTGGTAGCACCACCTACCAGCGGCCCAACCGAAAGGCCCAGCCATGAAGACGCAAGCTAAAACGATCCCATTCCAGGCCACTGCCAAATACTACCGCAGGACAACCGCGAAGCGCTGCCAGTACTGGGACGGATCCACAAACGACAAGGGCTGCGCGATCCTCCCGAACGAGGTTGTTCCCGCGATGGTCACCCGATGGGGCTACCAGCCCAGCCGATACCGCCGCCCGAAAGACGCCTATGTCCTCCACACCGGGGAATGGGTCTACGTCGCCGACAAGGTAGCCACCGACGTTGACGAGTTCGGCGCGATCTACGGGGGCGCGAGCAATGGTCACGCCTTTAAGCGCATCGAGGACCGTTGGGTCTACGACCGCCACGTCTCCCAGACCAGGGACGAGGGCCGCGACGTCGTGAAGCTCCACATCGTGGACGGGCGCGTTGTTGAGATCGTATGCACCCAGGGTGAGTTCAAGGGCGCGGATATGCTCGACGGCATGGGCGAGGAGTTCGCCCACTACTACCTGGGCATCCCCTACGCCCCGGCGCCGCTCAGGCCCTACGAGGTGCAGGCACAGTTGCAGGTCGCATAATCCGGTTATTACAAGCAACGAGCGGGGGCCGGGCATTCCGGCCCTCTACGAGAAGGGGCAGCAATGAAGTACACCGAACCGCAGCACGATCCCGCCTATGACGCCGACTATTACCGCGCCTACGGCATCGACCCGGCAGAGATGGGGATCAAGGCGAGCCCGAAGAAGCTCGAGAAGTGGCCGCAGCGGTGGGACCTCGAAGGCCCCTTCGACATATGGCGCAAGGGCGAGGACCTCGCGATCGTGACCGAGGAGCCGAACGGGCCGCACCCCTGCGCCTACCACATGCGCCGCCGGATCATCTGGGAGGTCTACGAGGTCACCGAGGACGCAGACCTCGCCGAGGTTCTTGAGGGCTACAGGCCCGCCGCAGACCTCACGAAGGACGATCACGAGGAGGTCATCAACATCATCTGCGAGTACAAGGCGTTTGTCTGGAGCGGCCACGAGCTAGCCCCGGAGCAGCCCGAGAAGCCCGAGCCCGCCGTGTTCACTCCCATCGAGGACCCGAAGCCCGAGGAGCAAAAGCCAAGCCACAGTTTCAAGTTCTTCGGGATCGGAATCACGTTCTAACCACGAACGCCCCTCGAGCCGAAAGGCCCGAGGGGCTTTTTTCATGCCGCGATTCCGAGACGCGCGAACCGCCCTAAAACCGAATGTAAGGCTGGTTTAAGGCGCGATAACGCCCGCGCCCTAGCGAGCACCCGCAAGCGAAACGCGAGGGCCTTAAATCGACCCTAAGCACTCCGCGCCTTCCTTGCCCTCTTCTCGGCACCCGTGATGCACTGGGTAAGCCGAGCTATGGCGCAGGCGTTCGCGAACGTCTCCGCGTCGTGGTAGTCCAGTTTCTTTGCCTGGATCACGGCCCAGTCAGCGTTGCTAACGACCGCGAGGTTGCCCAGGTCGTCGTTCATCCGGTCGTGGTCGAGGTGAATCAGCTTGTGGCCCTCCGGGACGGGGCCAAACTCCTTCTCCCAGGCGATGCGAGCGCGAGGTTTCCAGTTGTCGTGCGCCTTCTTCCCCGAGGGCAAGGGCGCAATCTTGACGAAGACGTACCCTCCGCGCACGGACTCGGAGCCGACCGGGCAGAGCTTGCCGTTCCAGGGCACGTTGCCGGGCTTGAAGCACGCGTCGCGGCTGAAACTCGCGTCCGGCAAGTCGGCCCACCGCTTGCCCTTCATGAACGGTACGTTGCCCTTCTTGAACTGGTTTCCGACCGTGCCCGACTTGACCCCGTGGTGCTGCTTGAAGTTCTTGACCTGCCCGACCGTGAGCCGGATGCCGTAGCGCTCCTCGAAAGCCGCGATGCACTCCCAGACCGAGTGGCCCGGCACGAACGCGATCAGCCAGTCGCGCTTCTCGGGCTCGATTGACCACCGGACGGTCACCGACCGTCCCCGCCCTTGCCCGCGAGCAGGTGCGCGACCTTCTGATTCCCGCCGTACTCGGCTGCGAGACGCGCGGCGTCCAGCGTGAGGTTGATCGTGGCGTTGATCTCGTCGGCCACGACGCACACCGCCTTGGCCCTAGAGATCTCGAGCGCGAGCGCATCCCCGGTCAAGGAAGGGTCGTTCAGGCGCTCGATTTCATCGAACAAATGCTTGCTTAGGTCAGTGACCTGTTGCGGCACACCCATTTACCTGCTCCTATTCGAGTTTTCAACATACTTTTCAACATGTTTTCGACAGGTTTTCAACAATCGCACTAGCTACAAGTAAGGTTAACGTTGTTGTACACATAGCTTGTGGCGTTGACGTACGAGCGCCCGCGCCGCGTTTTGCGTGGGACGCAACGCGGGCGCTCTCTGTCTGTCTGTCTATCTATATATGCATGCATCGTGCATGCATCGTGCATGCATCGTGCATGCATCGTGCATGCATCGTGCATGCATCGTGCATAGCTACTTTTGACCGGACCAACGAGCGATCGCAGCACGCCGACTCCGCTCCTTGGACTTGCCGGAACGCTCCGCGTTGGCGTCCATGCGCGGCGAGGACACAAAGCCGTCGTTGCTTGTAAGAAGCCCAACGGTCAAAAGATCCTCGATGAACTCCGTTGCCTCCTCGGCGCAGTCGAGGTCGAGCAGGACGGCAAGGTTCTCGAGGTCGGTAGTGGTCTTGACCCTGATGTGGTGCCCCGGCTCGGATGCCAAGGCCTCGCAGAGCAGCCACCAGCGGCCATATCCCGCAGCCCCGGTCTTGCGCATGAGCCGCCTGCACTTCGGGTCTCCGGCTGCGTCCGCGTCGTGCGGGAACCACCTTAGCGGCTCGTCCGCGAGGTCTTGGCAATCCGTCATGGCTCCCCCTAGCGCTTGGTTTCCAGCTCGTCGCACAACTCGTCGTAGTCCGCAGCCGCGCCGTATGCGAGGGCCGCGAAACGGTTGACGCTGAGCGAAACGTACTCCTCGCCAAGGTTGATCCAGCTCTTGGCTTCCTCAACGAGGGCTTCGATGCTAGGGCTAGTCTGTATCGGTTCCATACCTGCACTCCTTAAGGCGCTCGATGCAGTCGAGGTTGTAGGCGTTGCCCCTGTCCCATACCTGCACTCCTTAAGGCGCTCGATGCAGTCCTCGGCGCAGTCGAGGTCGCGTGCCCCGCCCTTGTCCCAGAACCGCCAGATGTACTTGAACGTGCAGGCCCACCACCAGAGCTGGTCCACCTCATGGATGCCGCTTGCACGCTGCATGGAGAACATCGCCTGGTCGCATGAGATGCCGTCGCCCGCGTAACGCGGCGGGTTAACCTTCTCCATTGGCCTTCTCCTCTTCCTTGATGCGGGCGTCGAGCAGCTTGAGGATGGCCGTGCTGTGGAGCTTCATGCCGTACTTGAGCCAGGCCGCCTCGCCCGCGAGCTTAAGCAGGACGAGTGCTGTTACAAGCAACGCGACGGCTAGAATCAGGCCGTTAATCGTTGTCGGGTTCATCGGGCACCTCCGAGATAGTCAGGCGGTACTTCTTGCGGAACTCGACGGGCATGTCGTTGGGGTTGGTGGTAACGAAAAGGGTCACGTGATCGCTCTCGTCGTGGAAATCGAAAGTCCTTTCGGGCGCAGGCCAGGACGCAACGCTACGTCCGCCAGGGAACACCAGACGCGTGCTGCTGCTCGCTTCTGCCATGTTGGTCACGACAACCTCTGTGCTGTAGACCTCGTCGGCGTTACCGTTGTCCTCAATCAGCTCCGCGAGACGGCCAAGAATGTTGCCAGAGCTGCACTCGGCGTCGAACCCGGCGTCATCGAGAATGTAAAACAGTTGGTCGAAGATTTTCCTTGCGATCTCTGCACGCGAATATGAAGCGCCGTTTTCCCTGAACTCGTCTTCCAGTTCCCTGAGCCTTGCCACGACGGCCTTTTTGTATTCGTCCATTAGAAGAAACCTCCCCATGTGAGAAGCGCGAGCTGAATAGCAAGCGCGATTAGTGAGATAAAAACGTCGTAGTTCTCTTCCCTCGGCTCCCCGTGGTGAGCTGCCACGACTGCGATGTTTAGTACGTAAATCGCGAGCAAGATTATCTGAGGTGCCCCCAGCTGGAACGAGATCACATCCGCCCCCCCTTCTCGTAGTAGACGCATCTAGCCGCCGCGCACTCACTGGCGCAACCATCGCAGGATTGCGACGATGAGGATTGCCACGGCCACGACGAGTTCGAGTCGAGCAATGAGCTAATCATTCGAAACCACCTCCGCCCCGCAGCTTGGACAATACTTCGGCACCTGGGCTGCTCCGTCTTTCCACATGGTCGGCTCGCCTACCTCCATTTCGCGGATGTCCAGCTCGCACCCGCACGCGGAGCAGTGAAACTCCCAATCATCACCAACGTCGTTGCATGTCGGGCGGTCGATGAGGTCGGCAATGCGCTCATATAGGTTTTGGCGAGGAGCACATCCAACTTCACGCCGCAGGCGGATAAGCTCTTCGTCCGCGTACGCCAAAAGAGACTCCTTCGGCTCTCTCAGCTTCGCCGCCACCTCGCGGCGCTCGTCGTCGGTGACCATCACTCCACCACCCTCGCCCCGCAGGCGGGGCAGTACTCGGGGCGCTGCGAAAATACGTTGCCGTCCTCGTCATAGGAGAAAATGCCCCGCTCGGCATGGCATGACTCGCAGTGGAAGATGACCTCGTCCGTGTCGCTGTAGTCTGCCAGCTCACCGGTCTCTACCTCGACCATCCGGCACGTGCGCTCGGCTCGGTGGTTCCATGCGGCGACGGCCTCGGGCCTGCTCAGCTGCATGACGCCGCTCGTGCTGTAACAGGTACCGCATTTGGCGATGTAATGCTCTCTGCCGTCAATCTCCGCATCCACCATGTACGCTTCCCCGCCGCAGAACGGACACGGCTTGAGTC